GATGATAGACAGACAATACAGTATTATGAAAATTTTCACAAAGTTTTAAACAAAGACAATACACTTCCAAAATGGATGCGTAAAGTCCAAAAAGATGTATCATGCAGAGTTCCTATAGTATCTGATTATACACAAAGTATAAACATTAGTTCTGCACGAGGAAGTGATAATGGAGCTAATATAGGAACTGCACAAAAGATTTTTTCATCTTTATACTATGGTGACTCGACATTTTACGATCTTCCAAATGCATTTTAAAAGCAGCTACTTTTCGCTTTTTAATTTTGTTTTGATTAACTGAAGGACTCTTGGTTTAATCTTGTTTATGAGAGACAAGTGGTTCATCATGTCAATGTCTGCAGACTCGATGCCATAGTGCTTGAGCATCGGCACGACCTCGCCAGGGGAAGTCTTGCAGTACTGAGAAATAACCATCAGAGAGTCTATGTTGATGTTTGACTTGAGAGCGAGTTTCTGGTACCTCTTGTGTCTCATCTTGTAGTTGTTAAACTTGGTCCACGCGCTCCCCGGTCTCATGGTGCTCTTGTCCAATGAGTGACCAATTTCTATGGCTGGCAACACAACTGCAAACAAACTGAAAATAGTCTTGTGCGAGTACCCGTTGTAAATGTCGTCGTCTTTGATGTCTGCGTACGACATCATGTCTGCAATCTTTTCGAGAGACACACCCGGCGCGTCGAGGTAATTTTCGTGAATTATCCCCCACGAGTACCCGTGCTCTGCAACAGTCCTGCAAATGTAGTCCCTCGGTTCCAGACACCCGCCCTTGCACACCAGGTCGTACACAAAGTCCTTTGGAGTCTTGAACATGTCTCGAACGTCCGTAAAGTCGTTCAGCCGAAACAAAAAGGTTCTGACGTCGCCCTTTGAGTGCATTGCGTGCAACATCAGTTTTTCGACATCCATCCCGGGGTGCTTGTTGAGTCCTATTTTTACAAGGTTGTCGCACGAAAGTGGTTCGACGTGCATGCACTCAAAGTTTTCAACCATTGTATCCGAAACAACTATAGTAGAACCGAGAGACAGTGGTTCGGTTACTTCGACGTCGTCGGCCAGAACGTGAACATTCATGGTTTTGATTCGTGTAACAAAGTCATTCTTGAGAAGTTCCGAAGTGAGTTCTACGTAGTTTACCCCTATCAGAGCATGCTTCATCAGAAACGATTTACCAGCTCCAGTTGAACCGTACAGACAAAAAGAAGTGTTTGACTCGATGAGACTCTTGATATTCTTCAAGTACGTGTCGCGACCAACTATTTCTTCATTTTCTTTTTGTCTGTTAATTGTAACAAATTTATCCATGGATGAACTTACTAATCAAGCAGTAGATATGATTTTCGAAAATGACGCACTCAAAGACAAAATCAAACAAAAAGCCTTCCCTTATGTACTAGGGGGTGTCGCGTTTAATTTAGTTCTCTTGCTTCTCTTGATTTATATAATTTTAAAATTGAGACACATATCTAAAGTCCTAACACTGTAAATCGACAACAACTTCAACGCCCTCTGTCACGTCCACTATCGGACTACGCGGTTCTTGTTCAGGTAAATCTATTTCTCGGACTGGACGGCTGGGAATGAACCGACTCACAACTCCTCTTCTTGTGAGAGACTGAAGTTCGTTTATTATGTTTTGTCGAGGAGTTTGCACTGCAAGCCTTTGTTCCTTCTTCTTCTTTTCCCTGATTCGTTCCTCCTCCTTTTCATTGTCAAATAAAACTATTGGGTAAATGTTTGAAAGTTCTGGTCGGTGAAACACAAATACGTTACTCTCTGGAAACTGAGACTCAAACTGTTTTATAACAACTTTTGGAACTGGCGGAGACTGTTCAACGAGTCTGTCGTACTCCGCGCGACACATTTCCACCATGTTGTCCCCGTGTTGAGTCCTTTCTGATATCGGAAGAGTGAGCTCCAACTTGATTTTTCTGGAAAGTTTTCCGTACTGAATGCTCGTGACTCTGTGATTCTCCATGAGCTCAGTAACCTTGAGAAACTGGGCAATCGTCGTCATGATGGCTGCAAACAGGTTGAATGCACCTATTATTGAAGGTATAAAATCCGAAACAGATTCAGGAAAGGTTTTCTGAGCAAAGTTTGCAGTTCCAGTGATTGTGCTAATTATAATGACTGGAAGCGTGAAGCTCATGCTCCAGACTTTGTTTATTTGGTAGGACCTAAAGTGCATGTGGCGATAACACGACGACGACTCCCCCCACTCCTTGAGAATCTTTTCGTGTTGCTCGTGCCAAATCCGCGGGGGCTTCTTTTTACGACCCGTGATATCTTCGGTGGTGCTCATACTTTACCTCGTGAAAAGAAGTAACTGAAAAAAATGTCTCAAATGCAATTAAGAGTACCACAAGCTACTACTAAAAGGAAGAAAGATGCCTGAGTACGATCCTCCGAACGCTCACTACACCCAGATTGCACTCCCCGCGCACATCAAGCCTGAGATTTTCATCGGTCGTGAAGGGTGTCACCTCAAGCGCATCACTGAGCTGTCCAAGTGTGACTACCTGTGGTACGACTTCAAGCGCAGTGTCATTGAGGTGTGGGGCAAGGAGAGCCGTCTTCCCAAGGCGGTTAAGATGCTGACCAAGCGCATCGCGTCGTTTGATTCAAACAAACTGACCCAGGAGAATGTCAAGGTTCTCAGGAGGTCTCTCCCCCCTCCTCTTAGCAATGTGCCCTCGGAGTACTACAATGCAAGCGAGGAGCTCCAGGAGCGCATCAAGGTTATCTCCTGGGACGAGTACCCCAGGATAATTGGATACATCATCACCGGCACAGAACCTGACGTGATGAAATTCTACTTTGAGAATATCCTTGCACAGTATCCATACAACCCGTACTCCACATCTATTTCTTCAAAGGAAGCCAGGGGCGACGGAACCATCCAGCTCACTGTGAAGAGGTCTAGCACGTGCGAGTAAAGTTTCTCTCAGTAAAAAACAGTAATGTGTGCCAAACTTGAAATTGTCATGGGTAGTATGTTTTCAGGTAAAACTTCAGAGTTGATTCGGAGGCTTAAGCGTCACAGAGTGATCGGGGACCAGGTTCTAGTTATAAATTCAAAAAAAGATACGCGAAACGAGAGTGAGGTACTGCAGACACATGACAAGAGTACCTTTGAGTGTGTAAAAACTGAAAACCTTTCGAGTGTCTTTGGTACTGAGGAGTACGCTAGGGCTCACGTTATTGCAGTTGACGAGTCGCAGTTTTTTCAGGGGCTTAGGACTTTTGTTGAACAGGCTATGGCTGACGACAAGCACGTGATACTTGCAGGACTGGATGGCGACTTTCGACAACGGGTATTTGGAGAGCTCTTGGAGCTAATTCCATTGGCGGATGACGTGACCAAGCTCAAGGCGCTGTGTATGGAGTGTATGGACGGGACCCTGGGGCCTTTTACAAAGAGGATTGTCAAGAACGACAAGCAGGAGTTGATTGGGGAAGCTGATTCGTATCGCGCTGTGTGTAGAAGACACTTACTCTGATTCAGTAAACCCGTGAGGATTGTATGGTCCCTTTTCGTGTAGAATTTTAAACCTGTCAAAACCAGGTCCACCTTGCCAGTCCAGATTCCACGTAGCTGGTATGTCCGGACTTGACATTTTGTTTTCATTGACTATGAAAGACGATGCACTTACGCTTTTGACAAACAGGTACATGGCAACCGTAATTATGCACGCCACGAGTACCATTATTCCGAAGTTCATTACTTACAGTGAAGAAGATATTTCCTGATTCCACTCTGTGTACGTTATTGGCTCGTTGAGGTACACAGTGGGTTGGTCTATGTAAACCGGTTTGCGCCGAGGTGCATCCACGCTTTCACGCGCAATCACCTGTGGATTTTGTTTTACAAAAAACAAAAACAAAACAGCTGCAACAACTGCTAATAAAATAAGAGTAGTCTTCGACACCATGTAGTACGCGTACATTTTAACTGCTGAATGCAATTCCAGCCATGCCGCTCTTTATTCTAAGAATGTTAAAGTTGACTGCGTACATGTAAAAGTTTGTAGGGGTGTCCTGTGGGTTTGTAGGAACAAACGTGAAGCTCGCCGTGTCGAGACGGCTAAAGTTGCACGTTCCGCACGGCTGGTGCTTGTTCGCCTTGAGCGCAAACGAGTACATCTTCAAGTTTCCTCCAGACTGCTGGGCGTTGTACTGGTTCTGACCACCCTGGAGAATGCTCGAGTGGTCGCAGTGGTAATACGAGCTCACGGCAGAAAAGAAGACGTCGGGCATCGCAGACCCAAACACCTCCGTGCCGTTGAGGTAAATCTGAACCTGCTGCGTCAAAAACGCGGTCGAGTTGGTTGCTCCGACGTTCGAGTCTCCCCACAAGAGGCACTTGACGGGGTGGTTCAGAAAGCTGAGGTCAAACTTGGAGTTGTTGACGGCTGTGATTCTCTGCACCTGCTCAATGAGTATGTCAACCTCCTTGTCGACGAGAGACGCTCTCTCAGCCGTGTCCAGAACGATGTAGTTGGCGTAAAAGTTTGGAGACGCGGAGTTTCCCTTTGAATAGTCGCTCCCGAACGTGATTCGAACTTCAACCTCGTGGTACTGAAGAGCGACGAGAGGAAGATAACACATGTCGCAAAAGAAAAAGTGGAGAGGGAGCCACTGCGACGCCAAGACGTTTTGCATGGGGGTTGTGGAACTATCCTGGGACGTTCCTAAAAGGGAGTACCCCTTGGCAGACGTGTCGTTCAAAAACTTTTGCCAAAACTGAACCATGAATATGGCGTCTTGGCGATCGATGAGCTGTCCTCCGATGTACAGCTCAAAAAAAGTAGGCTGATTGCTTCCGTTTCCAACGAGAGTAGACACGTTCGAAGTTCCAACAGTGGCGTTTGAAAATGGGTTAAGGTCCATCCACATGTACCCGAGCATGTCACCCTTGTTTGGAATCTTGACTGAAATCTGGTTCGTGGCAACCGCTGCGCCGGTGTACGTGAGCTGCACCTGCTTTTGCGCAAAGTTTGTGTGGCGTTTGTACTGCTGACGGAAGAAAGAAACTTCTGGGTTGCCAGTCAGGTACGCATCCTGGACGCCCTTTGCAACGAGTTCGACAAGTGCACCTGACATTTATATTACTCTAGAAATATATTAAAAGTTTTGAACGCTGTCTTTTCAAGAAAGATGGTTGTCTTTGGAGCTCTCACGTGGGAAGCGAAAGACTTTGAGGACAGCGACCACATCATCAGCATCTTCGGCAGAACCGAGGATGGAAAGTCTGTATGCGTCTCAACCTCCTTCAAACCTTACTTTTTTGTGAAACTTGCAAAAAACATGAACGAGTCTGGTGTCAAGATTCTCTTTGACAAGATTCAAAAAGTGTGTCCTGCTGTTCAAAGCTACAGTATTACAAAGTCAAAAGACTTGTGGGGGTTTCAAAACAACGAGACGTCCCTTTTCATGAAACTCGACTTTGCAACTCTGGCGGACATGAAGATGTGCGACTCAAAGCTCAGGTACCCGCTCAAGGATGAAACCTTTCCGGTCAAGGTGTACGAGTCAAACATTGAACCCATGCTCAGGTTGATGCACAGGTCTGGCATCCAGTCAACCGGGTGGATAGACACCGGCTCAACCTGCGTCCGCGGCTACAATGCCAAAACAAACATTGACCTGTTTTGCAACGACTGGAAACAGCTCCGTCCGGTTGCCCGCGACGACATTGCACCGTTCATCATCGCATCCTTTGACATTGAGACCAACAGCTCGACTGGAAAGTTTCCGGACGCGGACATTGAAGACGACGCGTGCTTTCAGATTGCATTCACGCTCAAAAAACAAGGAACAACCGAACTCTACGACAAGACGTGCCTGTGCTACAAGAAGACGAGTCCCCGCGAAGACTGCACCATCGTGAGCTACGACACCGAAAAGGAACTTCTCATGGGGTTTTCAGAGTACGTGAACAAACACGACATCGATGTCATCACCGGCTGGAACATCTTCGGGTTTGACCTCGAGTACATTTTCAAAAGGGCGATAATCACAGGGTGCCCCGAAGAGTTTTTCAGGCTCGGCAAGCTCAAGGAACAGGAGTGCACCATGGTGTACAAGAAGCTTTCGTCGAGCGCCCTCGGTGACAACACGTTGAAGCTGATGCCAATGTCCGGCCGTTTCATCTTTGACTTGTTTCACGAGGTTAAACGCGAAAAGAAGCTCGACTCGTACTCTCTGAACTTTGTTTCCAAGACGTACCTGGGCGACCAAAAGATTGACATGAGCCCCAAGGAGATGTTCAAGCGGTTCAGGGAAGAGGACCCAGACAAGCTGAGCGAGGTGGCTGAGTACTGCGTCAAGGACACTGCACTGCCCCACCAGCTGATGGACAAGCTCTTCACGTTTACAAACCTGATTGAGATGGCCAAGGCGACGTGGGTCCCCCTGTGTTACCTCGCCGAACGCGGGCAGCAAATCAAGGTGTTTAGCCAGCTGTCTCGCAAGGCGAGGGAGCTCGGGTTCATGGTTCCGACAATCAGGTACGGCAAGCTTCAGAGCGACCCGTACGAAGGCGCGACGGTTCTGTCCGCGCAGACTGGCGCGTACTACACGCCCATCACAGCCCTCGACTTTGAGGGGCTGTACCCGTCAATCATGGTGGCGCACAACCTGTGCTACTCGACGCTGGTCATGGACCTCAGGTACGAAAACGTCCCGGGTGTCACGTACGAGTCGTTTACAATCGGAGGTCGCACGTACAAGTTTGCCCAGAACGTCCCGAGCCTTTTGCCCGCAATCCTCGTCGAACTCAAGGCGTTTCGTAAAAAGGCGAAGAAGGACATGGCGGAGGCCACGACGCCCGCGATGAAGAAGGTGTACGACGGCAAGCAGCTCGCGTTCAAGGTGTCCATGAACTCTGTGTACGGTTTCACTGGCGCGGGCAAGGGCATCCTGCCCTGCGTTCCGATTGCGAGCACGGTCACGTTCAAGGGCCGCAGCATGATTGAGGAGACGAAGAATTACGTCGAGGCAAACTTTCCGGGCGCAAAGGTGAGGTACGGCGACTCTGTCACTGAAGACACTGCGCTTCTTTTGAAAATCAACGGAAAGGTTACAGTCAAGAGGATTGACGAACTCCAAGGCGGCCCTTGGATCGCTGACGAGCACGGGAAGGAGTTTTCAAAGCTAACGGGTATCGAAACCTGGACCGAAAGGGGCTGGACACCTGTTCACAATGTGATTCGCCACGACACAGACAAACAAATTTTTAGGATTCTTACAAACTCTGGGTTTGTTTCAGTCACGGAGGACCATTCTCTCTTGTCACCCGAAGCAACAATGATTCAGCCAAAAAATGTCAAGAGTGGACACGAACTCTTGCATTCTTTTCCAGATATTAGAATGTTTGGCACAAACTTGTCCATCAGAACTATACTTGACCATAAACCAAGCATATACTGGTACGCAGATGACCAAAAAGAAGCTCTTCTCATGTACATGGAAGCCCGCGAGAATGGTTTGCACGTAAACATAGTACCTTTGTACAACAATCAGTACCAGTTTAAACTTGAACTAAGTCACAAACCCTTTACAGACAAGCCGAATGCTATCAAAAAGATTGAAACAGTCACAGAATACTCTGGAAAAGTTTATGATTTAACAACTGAGAACCACCACTTTCACGCGGGTGTCGGAAGTTTGGTAGTTCACAACACTGACAGCGTCATGGTTGAGTTTGATGTCCAAGGACGAACTGGTCAAGAGGCGATTGAGTACTCCTGGAAGCTGGGCGAAGAGGCTGCCGAGCAGTGCACCGCGCTCTTCAAAAAGCCAAACAACTTGGAGCTCGAAAAGGTGTACTGTCCCTATTTTCTGTACTCGAAGAAGCGGTACGCCGCAAAGCTGTGGACCCAGGAAAAGGATGGTTCGATGAAGATGAACTACATAGACGTCAAGGGCCTCCAGGTTGTTCGACGAGACAACACTCCATTTGTGCGCGAGGTGTGCAAGGAACTCCTGGACGTGATTCTCGAGAGCAAAAACCCAGAGGGTGCAATCACCCTTGCGCGCAAGCGAGCCGTCGAACTCCTCGACGGCCGCGTTCCGAACGACAAGCTGGTCCTGTCACAGAAGCTAGCGGATGCGTACAAGTCGTGTCTCAAGGATGAAGCCGGAAACAAGATTGTGTCTACGGACGGTGAAAACGTAAACCTCCCTCACGTGTCTGTCGTGCGAAAAATGAGAGAGCGAGAACCGGGGTCGGAGCCCCAGTCTGGCGACCGCGTTCAATTTGTTTTGATTGACACGGGTGACCCGGGTGCAAAACAATTTGAAAAGGCTGAGGACCCAGCATTTGCACTTGCAAACAGAGTCCCTCTCGACTACAAGTACTATTTCACAAACAAGTTTATGAATCCTGTATGCGACTTGCTAGAACCGATTGTCGAAAAGGACAAGGTGTTTGAAGACTTGATTCCGAAGAAGGAACGTCGGGTCGCAAAGAAGGACCCGAAGCAGCCATCTATTGCAGATATGTTTTCTAAGAAGAAGACCACTTAAGGGTACGTATCACTGCATTAAAAATGGAGGTTTCCAAAAGTTTGGTTTGTCCGTGCAACAACAAGCTGTATGCTTCGAACGCAACTTTTAAAAAGCATCAAAAAAGTGGTATCCACTTGGCATGGGAACTTCCTAACACTATAAAGGACCTCGAAATACGAGCAACTCGTCTCGAAAACGAAAACGGTCACCTGAGACGACTCAACATGTTACTCATGGAACATATAAAACCGGTACCTGGTACTATTTAAGGTGTATGAAGCTTACAAGCAAATCCAGTACTATCACTACTACATTCGTATATACTATGAGTTCCGCTTACAATGTGGTTCTTTTCCATCATCTTTTCAATTCCTGGTGAAACTAAAGGTTTAACAGCTTGGTTAAGTTTATCTTTTTTCTCCTTTTCATCTGGAAATTTACCTGCATAAACAGATTGTAGTCTCTTAATCTGACTCAGATTAAGAGACGTAGGATTTTCTGCAAAAGCTGTAACAGCATTTACAACAATGGTTATTTCATTTTGATTGAGTGAAGTATTTTGTTTTAAAGCAGTTCTAAATGTTTCTACATCTACATCTGAGTACATTACATGTGCATGAGTCGGACTACCAATTGTTGAGCCAAATGAATTAACATTTTTGACTGGTCCAATTGTTGAGCCAGGTGCAGGAGGCGGACCACCTAAGCCAAACATACCACCAATTGTTGAGCCAGGTGCAGGAGGCGGACCACCAAGTAAATTGACTAGACTAGCAAGCGAGGGTGCGCCATTGACTGGTCCATTTGCTATTACAAGAAGAGTTATTGCAACAGTACCTGTCACAACACTTAATTGTAATGATGTTTTTGTTATAGATGTTTCACTTCCTGGTGCTCTTCCCTCATTTTCTCCTTCACGAGTAAATTTTTGAATGTCTTCGAAATTATGGTACGTGATGATAGTGCTGTTTTTATCATTCGAAATTTTCAGAGAAAAAGTTCCTGTAAAATCATTAGAAGCATGAATAGCCATTTGATATTCTATATCATATTTAACCATTTCATTAAAATTATCATTAAAATTTTCTCCTGCTTTAAAAATTCTGTTTTTCATCTTCTCACCGCCAATCAACACTGATGCATCACGTGAGTATCTTTCTTTCTTTCTCATGAAAAACATAAAACCAAAAAGAATTACAAGTAGAACAACAACAACAACTATCACATGCACTCTTTTCACTGACATTAGATAATATAAAAATATGAGGCGTTAAGTAAACAAGTACTACCAAATGTCTCTTCTGGAAAAAATCCAAGAGCTTGTCGACTCTGAGGTCAAGAGACAGATTATGAAGTACGCACAAGTCATTTCAAAGAAGCATGACATTTCTTTGAAATTACTCCTTCAAGACATTCCAAGTACTGCTGATACTGAAGATGGAACAAAAACTGGTCAGTGCATGGGCATAACGGCAAAGAAGACGCAGTGCAAGTCATCGGGTAAGAATGGAGGCTACTGTATGAGACACGTTGACCAAAAGAAAAAGACGGTCAGAGTTGTCGACACCGGTACGGAGACCCTAAAAAGTCCTCACATTGGACACACAATGAAAGAGTGTTTGTTCCTACCCGGTTGTCCGGCGTGCGAGAGGTCAAGGGGTTCCTCTCAAAACTTACTTATAGATATCTAACAATGTACTTATATGAGTCGTTCAGACACTTTGTTTCAATCAATCAAGACTTTTTACACCGACCCAAAGAATTCGCAGTACCTGTGCGACATTCTTGAGAAGCACCGAGGAATTTCTTTAAGGAAGCTCGAGTGGTTCATCACCGATTACTCGAAAAAGAAAAACTTGTCGTACACGACGACGGACGGAAGGTCTTTCGCTGTTCACTGCGCGTACAAGTCGAGTCTCGACGGGTACAGCAAAAAGCTTTTCGACCCGTTTTGTCGGACCGAAAAGTTTGAGTACGAGATTCCAAACACAGAAGGTACAAAGATTCAGACGACCGTCGCACAACTCAACTTTATCAAGTGGTGCATACAGCACGACATAATAGACTACATCACCAACCAGAGTCTAGCGAAACAAGACCGTTGTTGTACGTTAGCGTGTTGAAGCACGTGTAAAAGATGTACATGCTAAAAGAATTGCTAAAATTTGACTGGTTCGTGAGAGAGTACAGCGAAGACGTTATGAACGTAGAGCGAGAGTCCATTTGTGAAAAATCGAGAGACCCCGACGGCTGAGGGTCTGCTGGATTCAGACAAAACGAGTACGTGTAAATGTTTCTGCTAGGAGAGCTCAGAGAGTGAGCTAGAGGGTGAATAAACTTGAAGTAATACGAACCATCTTTTCTGTTCTGTATGTTAACCGGTAAAGACAAACCTGTGAGCTGAACTCCGTTGAGGTACAACTGCGTTTCTGAGATGACTGGGTTGTTTGTTTCCTGTTGCGTTATGGTACTAGAAGTTGAAAACGGCAAATTGTAATTTAGACCAGAAAAGTTGAACCGGTTGTTGTAGTACGTAGAATCTGACTGATTTTCATACACCTGATTACGCACAAACCAGTGAAGAACTTTAACTGGTACGTTTGCAGTTATGTTTGCGACGAACGGCGTCTGGCTCACGGTGTACACGGAATCGTTTCGCGTCAGACTCAAAAGGTTCTTTTGGATGTTGTTTTGAATGTACTCCCTCTCAGAGTCACTCAAAATGATTTCGTTTGTGACGAGATAAAAGTTTGACAGGGTAAGAACAGGGGTTGTTACGGAACTGAAAAACGTAATGGGATTGAACGTTATTGTTATAATCAAGTTTCTGTGTTTGTGCGCGGCGCACGTAAGAAACCCAGACTTGAAGTACATGTTTCCAGTAACGTGCGGGTCACCCGTGAACGAGGACGAGTGACGCCTCGAAAAGAAAAAGTGCAAGGGAATAATGAGTTCACCTCCGTTGATTGAGTCGACATTTGTCATTTTTTTAAACATAGTCTTTTCTTCTATAGTGTAGTACAACTCGGTGTACACGACGTTCCAGTCTGTTTTTATAATCTCGAGAATGGTGTCATCCGCAGAAAACTGAATCTGGTTAATCATTGCAAGTCCAACGTCGTTGCAGTACTGCGGGCTGCCACTAAGCCCTGCGAGAGACGGAAGAGTGCACTTTATGTACATGTGTTGAAGTATGTCGCCCATCTCCTTTGGTCTAAGAAGAACCTGAATAACCTGGTTAAAGGGCCAGTTTGTGGCACCGTCGCTGTTCATTTGAACACTTGCAGAGTACTTTGTAAACTGCGTGTGACGAGTGCTCTGAAACTGAAAAAACGAGTTTCCGGTGTTGCTAGTCAAAAACGTATCTTGTAAACCTATCGCGTCGAGGGACAGCATAGCCCCCGTCCCAGCCTTTCCCACGATTCCATCTGGTTTGCATGTCTCGGACATACCCTACTAGTAACTCATATTTTTAATGTCCACTTTCCACAAGTCTATACTCTTTGTCTTCTTGAGCTGCTCCAGCTGTTCGAGAGCCTGCTCAGACTCTTTCGTGAGTTTCGTGATGGCCTCCTCTGTGTACTGGTACGTCTTGATGTCTAACAGGTAATCAAACGCACCAAACTTGCGCATGAGCTCATCCTCCAAAGAAGTTTTCTTTCGCTTGAAAATTATGAGGTCGCCGTCTACAACTTGCCGAACAAATTTAGCCTTGTTTGAAAGTACGAGAGCCTTTTGCGTCAAGCTCTCAATCATGTGCTTTTTTCGCAGCGCATAGTACTTGACTCGAACCTCGACAAAGTCAACAAGTATCTCTTCGGCGCACGAGTACTTTTTTATTCCATACACCGGATGGAACAAGTGCATGTTGCTCGTACGGATGCTCTTGTTCAGCTTGAGGTCCTTTTCTAGGTCCGACCCCTGGTACCCGTCAATCTCAAACAAAACATCGTTCGTGGTTGAGTTGTTTTTGTACCCAGCGATAACCTTCTTCTCGCACAGCTCGTCAAGGTACTCCTTGTAGTCCTGTATCCAGCGCCCAGGAGGAAGTTCTGTGACAGTCACTGTCGCATCTTTCACAGTGTACACGCCGCTCATGTTCCAGACGCTGTCGTTCCCAGGGTCGCGAGTCACGGCCCCCTTGAAACCCCGGAACCAGGGTACCATCTTGACGAGCTCCTTGCCCTCCAAAAACCTCTTGACATTGTCGACAATGTCTCGGGGGTTGTACGGAGGGACGTAACAGCTGAACCCGGTGCCAATCCCCTCTGTGCCATTGATGAGCACAGTCGGCAGGACAGGAACGAAAAACTCTGGCTCAATCTGCTTCCCTTCGTCGTTTAGGTACGTGAGAACCGGGTCGTCGGTCTGGTCAAACAGCTTTCGAGCCTCTGGACTCAGCTTTGTAAAAATGTACCTCGTCTGGCTCGCATCCTTGCCGCCCATGAGCCTGGTTCCAAACTGACCGCAAGGCTCGAGGAGGTTCACGTTGTTTGACCCCGTAAAGTCGTGAGCCAGCTTCACTATGGTCTCGGCGAGCGACACCTCGCCGTGGTGGTACGAAGTCTTTTCAGACACGTACGAAGCGAGCTGCGCAACCTTCATCTCGTCGCGAAGCCCCTTTTCAAAACACGCGTACATAACCTTGCGCTGAGAAGGCTTCAGACCGTCGCACACATGCGCAACCGAACGCCTGAGGTCTGCGAGACTGAAGTTTACGAGGTCCCTGTGAATAAACTCGGAAACCTGGAGCTGTGAAATCTCGCCGTATCGCACTTCTAGGTCGCTTGGCTTTTTTTCAGAGCTGTCAAGGAGCCACTTCTTGCGCTCGTCAGCCTTGGTCTTGTCAAACGCGAGAACAATCGAGTCCGCAGTCGCCTCGTCGACCCTGAAAGACACGGTGAGCTCCTTGATTTTTTTAAAGTACTCGCGAGCCTCGAGAGACGTGGACGTGCCGAGACCCTTGTAGTACTTGATTTTCCACGCGCATCGAGACTCTTCGGCGTACCACGTCCTAAAAGCGCTGTCAGTGTAAAATGATTCGGTGCTAGCCCCCTTGCTCGCCTTGATGATTGGAGTCACCATGCTCACGACAAAGTTGAGAGTGAGAAGACTCGGCCAAAAGTAGTGAATCATGTTGAGGATGAGACCCTTGATGTGACTCCCGTCGTTGTCCGCGTCGGTCATAATCATAAGCTTGCCGTACCTGAGTTCGGAAAGAGACTTGTACTCTTTGCCCTGTTGGAGCCCCAGAATCTTCTTGAGGTCGTTAAACTCCTGGTTCGCCATGAGCTGCTTGACGCTCGCGTCGCGAACGTTCTTGCACTTGCCCCTCAGAGGAAACACGCCATAACAGTCCCTCCCAACCACCGAGAGACCCGCTACAGCCAGAGTCTTGGCAGAGTCGCCCTCTGTCACAATCAGGGTGCACCTCTCAGACTTGGAAGTCCCGGCAAAGTTTGCGTCGTCGAGCTTCGGGATACCAGTGATTGTTGACCTCCTTGAGCCATCAGTCTTTTTGAGCTCCTTGAGCTCCTTAACCTTGGCCACAGCGAGAATGTCATCTTGGATTCCAGTCTTGAGTACACTCTTGACAAACTTTGGAGTCGCTTCGAAACGGCTCCCAAACTCTGACGGTTTCAAAGTGCACTCGGACTTGACCTGGCTACCAAAGGTTGGGTTTACAAGAGTCGAACGAACCATGACAAAGAGAGTACTCTTCACGTGCTGAGGCTTCAACTGAATCTTTTTAGAAAGTTCTTCTAGGATGCCGTTCGTGAGAGCCGAGACAACGTGGTCGACATGGGTACCACCCTTGTTCGTGCAAATTCCATTGACAAAAGAAACTTGCTGAAACCCGTCACTTGGAGCAACTGTCACAGACCACCTTTCAGTGTTCAAACTTGCAACTTGGACACTTTCGGGTAAGTACATCTTTGCATAGTCCTCGGTGGACATCTGCTCCAGAACCTGACCCTGAAACGACACTTTACAGTTTGAACTGGTGCACACAACCGCGTCGTAGACCCTCTTTTCAATAACCTTGAAAAAGTCTTCGTCGAGACCAGAGGTACCGAACCTCTTCCAGTCAGGGACAAAGGCAATTTTGACACTCGACTTTGCGAGCGAGTACTTTTTGATTACAGGCTCTTCCACTTTTGACATGTTCTTGGTCCAGGTTTGCGTGTACTTGGCTTTGTTTTCAGAATCAAGTATATCAATCTTGAAGAGACTCGAGTAAATGTTTGCAAGTTTTGCGCCGTACCCGTTGCGACCACCAACTACACGAGCCTGTGTGTCGTCATAGTTTGTGCTCGTGAGAAGATGCCCAAACGTGAGTTCTGGATTCCAGATTCCTTCTTTTTCATTTTTGAGGACTGAGATACCACCGAGTGGACCACTGTTTTCAATTGAAATCATTCCAGATTCCTTGTCAACTGTAATTGAGATACTCTTGACAAGTTTTGGGAACGTTGAATTGCGATCGATTGCATTGACTAGTATTTCGTCAAAGATTTTTAGGAGAGCGGGAGAGTAACTCAGATTCTTTTGAACAAACTTTGACCCCTCGAGGACCCAGTACTGTTCAGTACTACGAGCAGTAGGACCAACATACGAGTCGGGGCGCTTGAGGATGTGTTCGAGGTGGGAAATCTTCTGAACAGTTTCCATATTTCTTTCTTGATAAGTGTGCAACTCATTTGTTTATAAGCTTTTCAACCAACTTTGGCGACTTTTTAGAAAATGAAAGCGCAGTCTCGTGCGCAAGCTTGTCCGCCGCCTCGTTGAAAGGATGACCGTTATGAGCTTTGACCCATTGCCACTGCACGTGAGGACCGCCGAGTTTGTCAATCTCGATCCAAAGTTCTTGGTTCTTGACAGGTTGACCGCTAGCCGTTTTCCAGCCGTTCCGTTTCCAGCCAAGGATCCACTTTGTGATTCCGTTCTTGAGGTAACAACTGTCAGTGTAAATTGTTATTTTCTGGGTTCCGGTACGTTGCAGACACTTGAGCGCAGCCGTAAGTTCCATTGCATTGTTTGTTGTGTGTTCAAGACCCCCAGACAGTTCGAAATCAGGTCCTATAACAGCCCAACCACCCGGACCGGGATTACCGAGACAACTTCCGTCTGTGTATATCTCCATTTGGGTATTTGGCATTCTTTTTTTTATATTGTTATACTAAAGATGAGCACTGGTCCAGCTTCAGGTCATTACTGGGCTATTTATGACATGGTTGGTACTCCACCTAAATCAGGTGGTTTAGGAAGTTCTGGTATATCAGGGGCAGCTGTTCCATCAGCTACAACCCCGATGGCGAAACCAGCCGTTGTTACAACCCCTAAAAAACCGTACGTTCCATCAGCTACAACCCCTAAAAAACCGTACGTTCCATCAGCTACAACCCCTAAAAAACCGTACGTTCCATCAGCTACAACCCCGATGGCGAAACCAGCCGTTGTTACAACCCCGATGGCGAAACCAGCCGTTGTTACAACCCCGATGGCGAAACCAGCCGTTGTTACAACCCCGATGGCGAA